GTCCTGGTATCCACGCAATCGCGCCCGACGCCCGCAGCCGTGCGATCTTCCTGACACTGCATCGCAGCAGCGCAGCGACCTCAATCTGTGTCAGCAGATGCATCATCGACGTTGAGGGTGTCGGTGTTGGCGTTGAAGCTGTTCACCAGCGTCATAATCTGCATACCGATGTCCACCGGGATCACCTTGCGGATGTACATCGAGCACATGCCGGGGTGTTCGGTGAGCAAGGTGATCGTCACGTCCGGCGTGCCGGCGAACTCCCGCGGTGCCGAGCTGCGTGTGGGCATGGGTATCAAACTAGGCTCTAACCCCACCGCCTCGCATAGTCGGGGCAGCGTCTCTCGCGAGGGGTAGCCCGTCCCCGCCAGATAGGCCCCCACCCGATCGCGGTTCTTTGCGACCTCGTAGCCACGCGGATCGGTGGTGGTCCCCCAGATCGCCCGCGCCAGATCGGACGCGTTCATCTTGCGGTCCAGCATGGTGTTCCGAAGTAGCTTGGCGAACGTGGCATACTCAGGCTTGGCCGGGATGTTCTTGCGACCTGGTAGTTCTACCAGGGTGATGGGTGGTTTTGGCTTGGCGGTAACGGGTGCTGTGTCTGTCGCCGCCGGTCGCCGGTGGCCTGCGACGCGGCTCTTAAGGGCGGTGTGTGTTGCGCTTTTCATAAGGGTTCCAGGGGTTTGGGGTGCGAGTGCCTACAGTTTGTGGTGTTTGTTTGTTGTGTCGAGCTAAGGTAACGTGCGGGAATATACTCTTGACATCCACAAAACACAACAGACTGTTGATCCTGTCCGTATGAAATCCGCTACATATGGGTGAACGTCTCGTGACACCCCCACCGCCGGTGGGATTTCACGCTTCCTTGTGTTGGGTGTCGTGTGCTAGACACAACGTGAGGGAGGAACCTGTTGTGATCCGACTAGATATTGATTTTGTCTTTGAGCAGACCGGTGGCCCGCGGGGGTTGCTCACTCTGATCAGCAAATACATTCCCGATCACGAACTGACCTACCCACAGGTCCAGATGTGGTCACAACGTCGCAACATCGCGGGCGCTTGGGTGCCCGCGGTGATCTACGCTCTGATCCGCGACGGCGCGTCCCCGCTCTCATGCTTCCTGGATGACGCCGAGTTCGGCCCGTGACGCGGGTGCTCGGGGTGGACCCTGGCGCCAGCGGCGCCCTCGCCCTGCTGGACGGGGACACCAAGCACCTGACACTCCACGATATGCCGACGATTACCGTCCAGCGTGCCGGTGCGCGCGGCGGCAAGCACCATGCGATTTCGGAGGCGCACCTGGCGCAGCTGGTGCGCGAGCTGCGCCCTGACGTGGCGTGGGTCGAGCGTGTCCACGCCATGCCCAGGCAGGGTGTGTCCTCCAGCTTCGCCTTCGGGCTGTCCTACGGGCTCATCAGGGGCGTGCTGGCCACCGTCCCCGTCCCCGTCTTCCTGGTCACGCCCAACGAGTGGAAGCGTGAATATCGTTTGGGTGCCGACAAACATCAGGCGCGTGTTTTGGCGGCGCGGATGTTCCCTCACAACGCGAGTGAGTTCTCACGCATACGTGATGACGGACGCGCCGAGGCAGCGCTGCTCGCCAGCTTCGGCCTGCGGTATCCGCTCTAGTCCTTGATTTATCGCATAGTTTGTCGTGTGTCTTTGTCGTCATAACGCCGACATGGCGACAGCGCCGCCACGACGTTGTGTCGTGGCCGGCCGAGTACTGACCCAAACACTGCTTGACGCACCACACATCAGCCGCGAACATAAAAGCCACACGCACTGATAGCCGCCGGCGTCCGGGCCTTCGATGTTGTGTCATCCTTTCACCGTTCGCTGTGCGAAGGGACACCCTTTGTTGTGTTCGACGCCCTGCCGTTGACGGCTCTTCGGGCTTATCAACAAGACGGTGTCACCTGGCTTGTGCGTAACCTGCGCGTGACACGGGCGTTATTGCTTTGTGATGATCCGGGGCTCGGGAAGTCCGTCCAGGCATTACACGCCGCAGATTTGATGGATGTCAAACGCGTTCTCGTCGTGTCTCCTGCCGGCGCACGACGGGTCTGGCTGCACGAGATCACCAAGTGGTTCCCGAAGTGGCTTCCTCGCGTGGTGATCGTCGAACCGGGCAAGCAGGTCCGCGCCGTCGAGCTGGAGGCCGACGACGTGATTGTCCTGGTGTCCTATGACGCGCTCTCGCAGCGCGCCAACACGGTGTCGGCCACGCTGAAGCGCTTGGCCTGGGACGTGCTGGTCATCGATGAAGCCCACTACCTCAAGTCCAAGTCCAACCGCACCGCCGCGCTGTATGGCTCTCGGGGGACCGACCAGGGCATCCAGGCGAGCGCCGAACGCGTGATCCTGCTGACCGGGACACCGACGCCCAATCACGCGGGCGAGCTGTATCAGCACATCCGCACGTTCTGGCCGGGCGTGCTACGCACGCTGGAATACGCCGACCGCGAGATGCCCGAAGACAGCTTCATCGAGCGTGTCTGCGTGTGGCGCGATGACCCGCGCTATGGCCGTCAGATCACCGGCTCGCGGAACGTCGACTGGCTGCGCAACCGCATGTCGCCCTATGTTTTGCACCGCAGCAAAGCGCGGGTACTCACCGAGCTGCCGCCGGTGACCGAACAGGATGTCTCCCTTGCGGTGTCCCCCAACACGGTTCAGGCGCAGCTGCCGCAGGAACTGCGCGTGCTGCACCGCGATCTCTATCGCACCACCGAGCAGCGCTTGCTCAAGGCGATCGGCCAGCTGAACAGCGAAGACCGGCCGATCGCCACGCTGCGTCGCCTTCTTGGCGAGACCAAAGTGAACGGCGTGTGCGAGTGGGTGCAGGAGCGCCTGAACTGTGGCGTGCGCAAGCTCATCGTGTTCGGCTGGCACGCGCGCGCTCTCGAACACATTACCGACCGCCTGGCCGAGCATGGCGCGGTACTGGTCAACGGGGAGACACCACCCGAGCGCCGCGCCCAGCATGTCGAACTGTTCCAGGACCCTCGCTCCGCGTGCCGCGTGTTCGTCGGCCAGATACGCGCGGCGGGAACCGCCATCACGCTGACCGCCGCCAGTGAAGTGATCATTGCCGAGCCCTCGTGGGTGCCGTCTGAGAATACTCAGGCGATCGATCGGGCGCACCGGCTGGGCCAGCGCAACCATGTGGTGGCAACCTATCTCTATCTGCCGGGGACGCTCGATCAGCGGATCATGGCAGTGATGCGGCGCAAAGCGCACGAGCTGCGCGACCTGCTGCCGGTGACTGATGCTGATGAGGGCCTCTGATGAAAACGTAACGTTATGGGGAGTATTTCACGATGTCGGCGCCGACCCTTCGCGTTTGCCTGAACGTCATCTTCAATGCGGACCTGCCCGTCTCACAGTTCGAGCACGTAGAGCGTGTCATTCAGACGCTCCAGCGCCTTGATCCCAACATCGAGATCGGCGTGACCACGCAGGCGGCCCCAACGACGCGCCGCGCACGCCAGACCGCCCGGACCAACGGGGGACCTGCGACGGGGGACCCGCCATTGTCTCCTGTCGGCGTGTCCGCCAACGAAGTTCAAACACCCCCCGACGCCGCGATCGACCAGGCGCAGGACGAGGGCGACGAAGAGTTCGGTCTTGCCGCGACCGCCAGCAGCCTGAGCCCCGAGGAAGCCCGCGAGAAGGCCCTTGGCATCTGCCGCAACGTCTACAACGCCGACCATCGCGAACCGATCCGCGCGCTGCGCAAGCAGTTCGGTGTCACCAAGTTCCCCGACATCGAGCTGGAGAACGCCCACGAGTTCCTGCGCGCTGCCGAAGCGATGGCGCAGAAGGTCGGGATGCGGGTGTGACGCAGCAACACTCGCTGTTGGGCGCCTCCGGTGCCGCACGCTGGTTGCGCTGCCCCGGTTCCTTCCGGCTGAGCCAGCACGCGCCCCCGTCCCCGTCGAGTATCTACGCCGCGACGGGGACCCTGGCCCATGAGTGGATCGAGCGCACGCTGAAGGATGGCGTGCGCCTGGACCGCCTGCGCATCGGTGACACGCACACCGTCGAGGGGCACGCCATCGAGATCGACCAGGACTTTGTCGACGGCGTGCAGACCATGCTGGACTACGTCGCGAGTGTGCAGCCGCAGTATGACCAGATGGCCGTCGAAGTGCGGGTGTCGGTCGAGCCGTATTTCAAACGCCGCGGGTGTGTCCCGCCGGTGCCGATGTTCGGCCGCGTCGACGTAGCACTGGTCAATGAGCATCAGTTGGAGATCGTCGACTACAAGAACGGCTCGGGCGTGCTGGTCGATCCGGTGGACAACCCGCAAGTGCTCTACTACGCCGCCGGCGTGGTTGCCGAGCTGCACCGCCGCCGCCCGCCGGTGACCCCCGAGCGCATCGTCACGACCATCGTGCAGCCGCACGCGCGCTCGGTGGCCAAGGTGCGTTCGGCCGTGATCGACTATCTCGATCTCATGCTGTGGGTGGACGACGTTCTGATCCCAGGCGTGGCCGCCTGCGCTGAGCCTGACGCGCCTCTCGTCCCCGGTTCCTGGTGCCGTTTTTGTCCTGTGTCTTTCTCGTGTCCCGCATTGGTGGCGGAGGCCAATCGCATGGCGAAGCTGGAGTTCGATGACGACCGTGTCGAGATCGAAGACGACCAGGCACTGAGCGAACTGCTGGACACCGCGGTCAAAGCAAGGGCCTGGTGTGACGCGATCGAGGGGTATGCACTTCGCGAGCTTCAGCGCCAACGCCGTGTCCCCGGCTGGAGCCTGGTTCCCACGCGACCCGTGCGTAAGTGGATCAACGAGACCAACGCCGGGCTCACGCTTAGCTCGATGCAGGTCACCGACATCTACCGCCGGGACCTCAAGACGCCCGCGCAGATCGAGAAGCTGGTCCGCAAGCAGCTGAGCAACCGGGCGTGGGAGGGACAGATCGCGCCGATGGTCGAGAGCGTGTCGTCGGGGGTGAAGCTCCAGCGCGACGACACGCGACCCGCGGAGGACTTCGACCCGTGTTGACGTTTCAGTGTATCGCGCACGGCGATCTCTACGTCGGCAGCAACTGTCCCCGTTGCCTCTATCAATACCGCATCATCATGACGTTTGACAAAGGAGACCACACACATGGCTGTATCACTTCGGACACCGATCGGCATCCTGTCGTTCCCGGTGCTGTTCTCGCCCAAGGCGGTGGTGCCGGGGGCGGAGCCGAGGTTCAGTCTCAACCTGCTGTTCGATGCGGCAGCACAGAAATCCACTGAGTTCGCCGCGCTCAAGCGGGCGGTGATCGCCGCCATCGATGAGAAATGGGGCAACGGCAAGGGCCAGGACAAGGCGTTCATCGCACGGCTGCATCTGCCGTTCCTGCCGTGCAAGGATGTGACCTATGACGGCTACGATCTCCCCGGTGGCGTGTTCATCCGGCCCTGGTCGAAGAACAAGCCGGGCATCGTCGACGCGCAGCGCCAGGAGATCACCGTCGCGGGGGACGTGTGGGCGGGGCAGCATGTGCGCTGCACGGTGAACCCGTTCGCCTACGAACAAACCGGCAATCGCGGTATCAGCTTCGGCCTGAACAACGTGCAGATTTGCCGCACTGACGGCAAGCGGCTCGATGGCCGCCGGGCGGCGAACCAGGACTTCGACGACTACGAGGACGCCAACGCGCTGGCGGACGAGGAAATCCCGTTCTAATGGCTTTCACCGCGGAAGAGATGGCAAACATCGCCAATGCCGCGCTGGACTTCTATGTCACGCCCGATGGGCTGACCCCGCGTGAACGCGCCAAGCGTCAGTTGCAGGCAGCACGCAGGGCGCTACGTGAAGCACAGAAAGCGGTGGACGCAGCGCTGGCGAATCAGGCCGAAGTACGTCGTTTGCCCTTCGCTGAACGCAACAAACCGTGGGTGAAGAGGGACGAAAGGCCACTCATTGGCTCGTCTGGTCCTCGACCTTGAGACCTCGTCCACCGTCGATCTGCGTGTTGCCGGCGCCGCGGCGTATGCCGAGCATCCCG